ATTCGATAATGGTCATTCACCAGTAAGGACGAAGTTATTGCCCAATTACAAGGGACATAGAAAAAATATATCTGTAGATTACGAATCATTGCAAAGTCAAAAGGCAATTATCATGAAGTTATTGGGTATGCTAAGAATTAATTATATCTTCGATAAAAGAAAATCTACAGTCTATGAAGGAGATGATTTCTTAGCATACATTGCAATTAAAAAATTCCAATCCGAGAAAATGATACTTATATCATCGGATAAAGACTTTAACCAGTTGCTATCAAATAACCTGAGGATATATAATCCCAGAAAAGATGAGATGATAAGAATGGATAACTGCAAAGAATTATTCGGTTATCATTCTCATGAAACGGTAGAGTACCTTGCAATGGTTGGAGATACTTCCGATGATATACCAGGGTTCCCGGGTATAGGCCCAGTAAAAGCAAGGAAAATCCTTGATGAGGGTAGAATTGAGAAGTTTATTGCCCAGAGTAAGAACAAAGAATATCTTCAAATATGGAAAAGGAATGAACAGTTAATCGACCTTTTCTGGTTTGTAAGACATAATCCATTGGATAAGTTACCAATTAAGTCAAAGAAGAAGTTTAAGTATGAGAAATTCAAAGAGCTTTGTATCGAATACTCTTTAGCATCATTTTTGACAAATGAATTTATAAAACCATTTAAAGCATTACATCATGAGTAAGAGAATTATGTTTGTGGGTCCCTCTGGTATAGGGAAAACTACTTTAGCTAAGTATGTAGCTAAGAGAGAAGATCTACCTTTTATTTCTGGTAGTATGTCAGATTTATTACCTGCTACTGAAGGGGTATCACATAATGAAATATTATCCCTCGGTTCGGAGGCAATGTATAAAGCAGATTTTCAACTTCTGAACAAAAGGAATAGGTTATTCAAGGATAGAGAATATTTCGTAACTGATAGGAGTTATGCAGATTTGGCTGCTTATTTTTGGTATAAGCAATCAAGAACTTTACCAGAATGTGAAATGGAACATTTTTTCTGTCAATGTAAGACTTTAATGGAAGATCAATGTGATGTAGCAATCTTCTTACCATTAAATCTAGATACTTATAAGCATTGGTCAATGGAAGATAATGGTAAGAGAATACTTAACAGATTCTTCCAAGTTCAGATATCATCTCTTATGGGGGAATTGCTTGCAAATTGGGAAATACCCACTATTTGTATATCTGAGCTCAATTTAGGTATGAGAACGGAACAAATCAATTACCATTTAGATAGGATATGGGGAAAGAAGTAATAGCAATAGCCTTTTCAGATTTACATATAAATCTATGGGCTAAGTTTAATGAGAACAATCACAGGACCCTGAATAGTTTCAGGGTTTTGTCGATTATACGGAAATTATGTAGAAGGTTTAACTGTCCTGCATTATTTTGTGGAGACTTATTTCATAAGGCCGAAACAATGGACCAAGAATTGGCAGAGATATGTTATAACGAACTAATCGAAGGATTTTGGATATATGCCATATCTGGAAATCATGATATTAAGAAAATAAGTAAGGTTGGTACTAAACCGTTCAGCTGGCTTTATCAAGTAGAGAAGTATGGTATCATGATATTAGATTATGAAAAAACTCAATTATCCCCTACACATAAAAATATTATGGTGTATGGGGTTCCTTATATTGATAATAATGTGGGTCTAAGTGAATACTTAAAGAAATTAGAATTAGATAAAAGTAAAAAGAATATTCTTTTACTACACACTGATTATCCTGGTGCAAAGGATACCGATGGTAGAGAGATAGATTCCGTAGAAAACTTAAATGTGAATGTTCTCAATAAATTCGATTTAGTATTATGTGGACATATACATAAACCTCAAAGATTGTCAAAGAAGGTTTATATGATAGGTGCACCTAATCACCAAAGAAGAACTGATAGAGGTTGTAAATTAGGATATTGGGAGATATATTCAGATTTATCCATGAAGTTCATCCCCTTAAAAGAGTTTCCGAAATTTATTGATGTAGAAAAGGAAGATGATATTAAAGATGATGGTAATTATTATACGGTAATACCACAAAAAGCTAGTACTCCAGTTAATAACAAACATAAGATTACTAAGCAACTTTCTAAGAAGTCTCTAGCAAAGAGATACCTAAGAGAGAAAGGTATTAAAGATGAGGTTAAAACTAATCTATTAATTGAAACACTTAAAAAGGCTGAGTCATGTTAACGTTCTTAAACTTAGAGGCAGAAGGATTTTGTTCAATAGAATCCTTACATCTACAATTAAACCCCACTTGTACCATACTTATCAAGGCCCCAAATGGGAAAGGTAAAGCACAACCTTTAGAAGAACCCGTTTTAACCGCTAATGGTTGGAAAAAGATGGGGGAATTAACTCTTAATGATAAAGTAATTAACCCAGTTACAGGTAAACCTATCAAGCTATTGGGTATTTATGATAGAGGTCTATTAGATACTTACAAAATAACCTTTTCTGATGGCTCATGTACTGAATGTGCTGGAGACCATTTATGGTCAGTATTCAAATCGGGTAAAGCTAAAGATAGACTAAGAACCTTAGATACCGAGACTTTACTAAAGGATTATAAGGTTGAGAATAAAACTGCTTCTGGTACTTTCAAGTATAGGTACTCAACCCCATTAACCGTACCAATTGAGGGTAATTATACTAAATTACCAATACACCCCTACGTATTAGGGTTTATATTAGGCGATGGTTGTATTTCCGGTAATAGGCCTACAGTTAGAGTATCTACCAATAGAGAGGATTGGCCAGAGATAGTTGATAGATTAAGATCATATTTGCCAGACCCAAACCTGGTTCATGAAGGTACAGAGGTAAGAGGGGCTAAACATTTTAGGATTCATGGTTTAGGTAAAGAACTCAAGGATTTAGGATTAATTGGTTGTAAGTCTAAAGATAAGTTTATACCAGAGTTATATTTGAAATCATCAATCGAGAATCGTAGATTATTATTAGCTGGTTTATTAGATACTGATGGATGTGTTGGTTCCAAAAAGAAAATCTCAAAGGTTTCTACGTATTCATCTAAGAGTGAGCACTTAAGAGATGGTATTAGCTATTTGGTAAGATCCCTTGGAGGCCTATCTACTAAAAATGAAAGTACCCGGTTTAAGTATGGTAGGTATACTACTTCATATGTGTGTTCAATACGACTAACCTTTAACCCTTTTCTAAGGAAATATAAAACTAAATCCTATGGTGAGTTTACCAGGAGAAATAGAATGGTAAATACCATAAGAAATATTGAATATATAGGGAAAAAGGTATGTAGGTGCATTAAAGTAGATTCTTCAGAAGGCCTATATATTACCAGAGATTTTATAGTTACCCATAATTCAACTATCCTATCTGCTTTGGTATGGGCAATATATGGGAAAAACCTAAAGGGAGTTTCTGAGGTAAATACATGGAAACAAGTAAGACCTAAAGATTACAAAGGTACCAGAGTTCAAGTATACTTTCAGAAAGATTCACATACTTATAAGATAATAAGATGTCAAAAGTATGAGGAAGTACTTGATGATGGGGCTAAAGGTAAAGACCGACTTATATTTATCAAGGATGGTGATGTCATTGATATAAAAGGGAAAGGTAAAATACAAGAGGCCATAAACAGAGAAATAGGTTTATCATATACTCTGTTTATGAATTCAATTATGTTTGGCCAGGGTATAAGGAGGCTTATACAAGAGTCTAATTCAGATAAGAAAAAGATATTCGAAGAAGTATTTGATTTAGAGTTCTTAAACCTTGCTAAGGGAATTGCATTGCAAGATAAGAATAACCTTATATCTCAGATAAACGAAGTAGAGCATGAGTCTCAAATGCTGAAGAAAGAATTAGAGGCTAACAAGGAGGCTTACTTTGATATGAGAGATAGAGAGAAATCATTCAAACAAAAGATTAGGGAAGAGAGGAAAGAACTAAAACAGGATAGGGAGAAGCTAACTAAGTTACTGATTGAAAAACAAAAACAGATTAAGGATGAAGTAGATGCTTCTATTCAGATAAAAATTAAGAAACAGAATAAGATAATTCTGGATTTGAGAGGTAAGATAAAAGATGCTAAGAGTTTATCTAATGTACCTTTAAAGAAGGTCATTAAAGAATTAGTAATACAGTTAGAAGCTGGACACTACAAACGTGCATTACGAGATGCTAAATCAATATATAAGGCATTCTCTGACCTTGACAAATATGATAAAGAGTATCAAGAGGCTTTAGAGAGGTTAGAGGAATTAAGTAGTGTTAATGATAAGTACAGAAAACTAAAATCTGAATGTGATGATATTGCTTCTGACATTGCTACTGTTGATGAGGATTTATCTAAACTCAAAGCAGAGAAACTTAAAGTCATGTCTCCCAAGTATAAACAAAAGCTTAGGGAGATTAGGAAAAATCTACGGAAAGTTGATGAAGACTTTCATAACAAAGAAGCTGAGTTAGAGAATTACAATTGGTTAATTAACGACCCATTGGGAAATAATGGAATCAAGGCATATCTATTTGATTCATCACTTGAGTTCTTAAATAAATGCTTGGATAAATATTCAGAGGTATTAGGTTTTAGGATAGAATTTAACATTGATTTAGGGACTGCTAGAAAAGAATTTGTTACTCTTATTGAAAGAGATGGGCAAATCATTGATTATGATGAACTTAGCGGTGGTGAAAAACAATT